CGACCGTGCTCGACATCACAGACGGGCTCCCGATCAAGAGCAATGCGCAGTGGCGGGCGTTGTGTCAGGACGCTGGCTTGCAAAGCTTTGCGGCAGGGTCAAGCAACGAAGTGGTGTTCGCCCACCTACTTTTCGCTACGCGGGAAGCCGCGCTCAACGTCAAGCCCGGGCACAAGTTCATAGCTCGCCTCAACGACGACTTCAGCGGGCTCGCGGCCCACTACTTCCACATCCACGGCGTGCAGGAGACCATCTGATGGCAGCCAGATACTACAAAGCGGCGTTCAACGAAAACAGCCCACCGGTTTACGACAAGTCGTTCGGGCCTGCCATCACCGACACCGACCTGCGCACGCAGAGCGGTAGGCCGATGAGTGGCGCGGCGCGATTGCGCATTTACAACGCCGGGGCAGAGCAGAACCTTGTCTACTACGCCTACGGGAACAATCCCGTCGACATTGACACCGGGCTGCGGGCCCTGGCCAACACCACGACCATCGTGTGCGCGGCTGGGCTCTCCGAGATCCTGGACGTCGACTGCATCGCCCTCGAAGCGACCGGGACGGGCGCGGACATCTCCGTGACCGCGTTTTGGTGGGACAGCGGCATCCCGAAGAATCCCTGATGTTGGACCCATGGCACAGACTCTCGGCGATTGACGCCGCGGACGAGCTCCGGCGAGCCTGCCAGCAGGCGTGGACCGACAATGCCCCGCGTCGCGGGCGCGCGCTGGAGTTCTCTTCGCTCTTCGAGGGGTGCCAGCTCAGCTCGTTCGTGCCGTCGGGCTACAACTACGGCATCTCCAACGTCTTCAACAACGAGGGCGGGCGAGTCATCCGGCACAAATGCCGAAGCGTCGTGAAGGCCGCTCACGCGCTGCTGTGGGGCAACGACGACCCGCTGCCGATGGTGCGCAGCGTGGGCGGAGACTGGTCGACTCAGATGCGCGCCGTTTGGAACAACCGATTCCTGGATGCCGAGTACGAGCTCCCGCAGGGACGGTTCGACGATACCCACGACATGCAGCGCCACGCCGGACTCGTCGCCATGGCCGCCACGGGCAGCGCCGCCATCTTCGAGCTACCGGGCTACGGCAAGGTGGAGTCGAGATTCAACGACACGCTCACGATGCAGCTCGAGACGAGCGGCCCGAACGGCACCATCCTCGGTTGCATCGGGACCGACTATTACGACCCGTGGGAACTGCTCGACGACGACCGCTACAAGCATGCGTGGGACTCTATCAAGGCCAACGCGATGCCGATGCGCGCCGTCGGTACCGGTGGTTTCGACCAGCAGCAGAGCGAGCGAGCCGAGCGCATGGTGGTGCCCGTGCACTTCGGCTACCGCGCGCGCAACCGCGGCAAGGACGGCAGGTGCCTGTGGGTGCTGCGCGACGGGACGCCGCTGGTCAAAATGCAAGAGTACGGCGAGGACGAGCTGCCGTGCGCGTTCTGGCACTTCGAGCGCGAGATGGCCGGCGACTGGGGTACCCCGCTCACGCTCTACATCTACGAGCTGTGCCGTCGACAGAACGAACTGACGGCGGAGACTGTCAAGCGGCAGCGCAACATGCCGCAGGCCATCGTCCAGGGCACGGCCAAGATGCGGGAGCGCATCAAGGGCAAGATCGGATCGATGATCTGGGTCGACTCCGACATGAAAGACGACGACGTACGAGTCGACTGGCCGCCCACCTACAGCGATAGCGCCATGGCTTTCGCTGCCCAGCTGAGCGAGTGGGCCGACCAAGATTCGATGGTCGACCAGGCCCATCAGGGCGGTCCGCAGCGGCTCGCGTCGAGCGGAAAGCACGAGCAGTTGCGCGCCAGCTACTTCTCCGAGGCGTTCGCTCCCGAGTCACGGCGCATCACCCACTTCCGCACCGTCGCGCTCGGAAAGCGCAAGCTCAGGGCGCTGCGGGCCATGCTGGACGAGGACCAGGACATCTCTCGACTGTGGGAGAAGGGTTCGCTCAAATTCAACATCGACGGGAGCGACCTCGAACTCGACGAGGACCGATTCGTGCTTCGCTTCGACGCGGTCAGCGAAGAGAAGAACTCGCTCCAGACGCTCCTCGAACGCGCCGAGCGGTGGGTCGAGGAAGGCAAGGGCAGCGTCGCGGATCTGATGTGGATGTATCAGACGGCGGACACCGAGAGCCTCTCAGACCAGGCCACGCGCGACAAGCAGTGGCTCGAAGAGCAGCTCGAGAAGTGGCTCCACGCGCCCGACGACCAGCTGCTCGAAGAAGGCTTCTACCAGAGCCCTCGCAAGTGGCTGATGGATCTGGAGGGCATGGCTCGGCGCGTGTCGGGCGAGATGAATCTGGCGGAGTCCCGCGGGGCGCCACCGGAGCGGCTGGAGTTCTTCGAGATCTTCCTCGAAGAGCTGGCCATTTTGATTGACCAGGAGAAGGCGCAGGCGGTCACGTCGATCAGCGCTACTGCTGACGCGGGCGGCGTCTTCCCTGGGCTTGAAGGAGGAGCCAATGGCGGAGCAAGCAGCGGAGGAGGCGGAGTCGCCCCAGGAAACCCCGGAGACGTCGGAGCAGTCGGAGCAGGAGGCCCCGGGCCAGGCCCAGGCGTCTGAGATCCCGACGGACCCGAAGGAGAGAAACGACTACTGGATGAAACAGGCCCTCGGAAAGGGCAAAGAGTCCAGCGATGACGGCGACGCAGACGACGACGATCCGGCCGCCGACGATGATGAGGATGAGGACGACGACGACGACCTGATTCCCGACGGCAAGTCGGCGCTGGATGCCGAGGCCGAGAAGAGGCTGGCTGCGCTCGATGCGTCGCTCGAAAAGCTCAGCAAGATCAAGAACGGCAAGCAGCTCCGCAAGGCCATCGCGAAGCACGCGCGCGACGTCAAGGCCCACCAGGATGAGGTGGCCAAGTCACAGGGAAGCGCGGCCGAGCAGGCCAAGATGGTCGCCGATGCGCGCAAAGACCTCGGGCCCATCGCCGAGACGATTGCTGCCTCAACAAAAGGCGACTGGCGTGGAGTGCGCAGGGCGCTGGACAAGATGTTCGAGCACGCGGGCGGCTGGCAGGGCGCCGCCAAGGAGCTGTGGAACGTATCCAAGGACGGCGCCGCGACGGCCGACCTGCGCCACCAGGTGGCCGAGCTCGAGAAGCGCCTCGAAGCCAAGGAGGGCAAGGGCAAGGACGATGAGCCCGGTGACGCGCCCGAAGGCACGATGAAGCGCTCCTCCTTCGACCGCAAGCTGAAGAATCACAAGCTCGCCGACGTGGACGAGGACGGAGACCTGCTTGGCGAGGCGTGGGACCGGTTCGAGAAGTCGTGGGACGACGATCTCGAGACCTACGGCATGACCCCGAAGGAGGCCGCAGACGCGGTCCTGAAGCGCGAGCAGAGGCGCGCGGCCAAGCTCACCGGCAAGCGAGCCAAGCCCGATGCCCCTGCGAAGGGGGACGGAGACGAGCCCGCGAAGCCGCTGAGCAAGATGACGCGCGACGAGCGCAACGACTACTTCATGAAGCGCGCGATCCGCATGAGCGAGGCAGAGAAGCGCGAGAACGCGAGGCGCTCGTGAGCCTCCCTCGACTACGCCCGCTGCGCGACTACGCGCTGATCCGCCCTCGCCCAGAGCTGCGAGACGAGATGAGCGCGATCAAGGTCACGCTGGACGACACGGCCCGCAAGGCAGCGTCGGCCATCTCGTGCCAACCCGGGTTCGCTCCCGCGCACCATCTCACCGAGCAGCTGCAGCAGACTGACTGGACCAGCGACCTCGAAGCGCTCACGTTCGGCGAAGTGGTCGCCGTGGGGCCGGGGCGCGCCGCAATCGTGGACGACCGTCCAGAAATCGAGCCCGGCAACATCGTCGCATTCAAGCGTCGGCGCATCGCTCACGACCTGGCACGGCACGATTCGGACGGGACCCGCAACGACCTGATGGTACACGAGCACGGCATCGTGCTCCGGTACGACGACGGCCCCGGGTCGCTGGGCACGCCGCTCAGCAACTGGGTCATGACGAAGCGCGACCCCGAGGCGTTCCGCCGCATCATCGGGCGACACAGCGAGCTGACGGACCGCGAACTCGGCGACGGCGTCACGACAAAGACGCATCAGGTCGCCACCAATCCCGGGCTCGCTGGCACGCGATGGGAGACCAAGCCCGACACCGTTGCGACCCGAGGAGGCATCGTGTTCGAGCGCGTCGTCGCGGCCGGGCCAGGCCGATTCGTTCGGACCATCGTTCCACACACGTCCTGGTACGGACCGGGAACACACCCAATGCCCGCGGTCGTGGGGGCCAAGCGCCGGACGTGGGAGCCAGTCGCGGTCAACGTGGGTCAGATGATCGGGCTCTACCGCATGTCGAGCAGTATCAAGTTCCGACAGCACGGCGTCCACTACTCGCTCACCGAATGGGACGAGTGCATCTGCGCGGTGGAGGAGGATTGACCGACGTCGCCGAAACCCTGGAGCGTCTCATCGACGCGTGCGACCAGTACCCGTACCACGAGCTGGTGGCGTACGCGTGCGGGGTCAGCATTGGCGAGCTCGAGGACTACCTGCGGCGCGGCGCGACCGTGTGCGGTGACTCCGAGGACGACGAGATGCTCCGGGGCTTCGCGCTCGAATACTCTCGGAAAGACGCCGAGTATGCGCGGCGGTCGTTCCCGACACTGAAGGAGCCGAGTGAGTGGGAGTGGTTCCACAAGCGGTGGCCCTGCGGCACGCCCCTGAACGTGTCAGGCATCCTCACCAGCGACGCATCGGAGGCGCTCAGTCTGGTCGAGGCGTTCCGCGCGCCGAATGGCGAGATTGCCGAGGCGCTAGAGCAGGCCGGATGGTTCAGCATCGGGCAGCTCGATAACCCCAGCGAGTCGCTCAAAAAGGCCCTTGCGGCGGCCGGGTGGAGAAGGGAACAGGATGCTGGACCCGAGCCGCGTCCTGCGCCAAGCGGTTAACTCGGGCTCCGACCTCGTAGCGTACCTCACGCCGAAACAGCGTGAGATCGAGCTGGACCCGTCGCACCTCAGAGCAGTCTGGGGTGGCAGGCAGTGGGGAAAGACGACGTGGACCGGCGTTGCTCACACGCGTGGCGCGCTCCCCGGAGTCACGAATCTCGCCATCGCGCCGACCATCACGAAGGCTCGCGACCTCCTGTTTCACCAGCTGGAGCAGCTGCGCGACGAGAAGGGGCTCGATGTCAGGCTGCTGAAGGGCGACTTCCGCGCCGAGTTCCCGAACGGCGGAGTGGTGCAGTGCCTCGGGCTGTCGACGCTTGCGGAGGCCGAGAAGATTCGCGGGTTCGTCCCCGCCTTCGCCACGATCGAGGAGTGCGGCACGTACCGCGACCAGGTGCTCGAATACGCAATCGACGGCTGTCTAGCTCCAGCGACGATGCGCTACTGGCGTCGTGGCGGCCGCGGGATCGCGAACATCGGGACGCCGTCGAAGGCGATGGGCACCTACTGGCACGACGTCTGCCTCGGCAAAACCGGGGCGACGTCGCACCACGCCACCGTGTTCGACAACCCGTTCATTCCGGACGCTCGCGCATACCTCGAGCAGGTGATCGCGAACCACGCGGCGAAGGGGTGGACGTGGGACACGCCGGTTTTCCGGCGAGAGTACCTCGGCCAGTTCTGCCCTGACTCTCAAGAGATGCCCTATGGGTCGTGGGACGGCGTGCTCCTGCCGCAGGCGATGGCCCCTCGCGAGGGCTACACAGTGATGGGCATCGACTTCGGTCAGACCGCTGACAACTCATGGGTCGTGGACCGAATGACGACCGAGACGGTGCTCGACGAGGTGCGCCGCAAGATGGTCACGCTCAACACGATTCACCGAATCCACGCCTCGAAGAAAAACAAGCTCGGCACCGATCAGGTAGCGGCGCACACGAAGATGCTCGCGTCCGTCTTTGGGGTGAACGCCATCGTGGGCGACGGACACGGGCAGGGCGCCCAGAGCATCAAGGACATGCGCCGTCAATTCGGTGTCCCCATCGCCCCGGCTCTGAAGAACGGAAAGAAGGAGCACCGCATCTGGACCACGGATTCGTTGTTGGCCAGCGGCACCATGAAGGTCTACGAGGAGGCCAAGCCGTGGGGCGACGAGGCGCGCGTCGTGCAGTGGAACGAGGACCGCACCGACCACCACGACCGCTACCCGTCTCACGCGTGCGACGGCGGGCTCTACTCGCTCGAGCGTCTGATGGCGCGGCAGAGCGAAGAGGACGCCCCGCCGGTCCCGGGCACGCCGGAGTGGGACGAGGCAGAGGCGAAGGCGCGCTGGCGCGAACGGATGGATTCGTTCCGCGAACAGGGCTTGCTGGACTGAGCTACTCGCCGATCAGTTCGGCGTAGTCCTCGCCCAGGCCCGCGGCCCGGCATGTCATCGGCCCGGCTTCCCGCAGCAGAGCGAGCCGCTGCGACCCGAACTCCTTGTCCAGCTCCGCCTCGAACGCGCGAAGCCTTTTTTCGTGGTTTGCCTGTAATTCTCGCATCTTACGACGCAGCTCCAGAGGACTGACCATGGCGCATCTTGACGCGCCCGACGGGATCTGGCAAGCATCAGGCACGGCGCCAGCCAGCGCCCCCGGCGTCAGGCCGGCGTCCCGCGAAGGCGGCCAGGGTAGTGAGACCTGGAACCGGCGAAAGCCAGGCAGCTGAAAGTTCCCCAGCGATTGCGGAGCGGTCGAGACGCACACCAGGTGCGGTTTCCCGAGGCAATCAATGGGCAATTTCGTCGAAAACTATCTCACCCGGTACGAGCTGGCTCCCGATGAGCTGAACGACGTCGCGCTGAAGGCGCAGGCGATGATCGCTCTGTACGACCAGGTCAAATCGAAGGGCTCCGAGTCGGTCACGGTCCGATTCCGCCTGCGAGGTCCCCGAGGATTCGCCCCGAACCTCACCGAGGCGCAGCGCATCTCGGCCGGCGCCCCCAACAGCGACTACCACCGAGCGACGGTCCCCTACGGCAAAATGGAGGGCGAGATCCTCTTCAGCCTGGAGGAGATCATCAAGTCGGAGTCCGATCCCGAGTACGGTCGAGACTTCCTGGCGAGCAACACCGAGGCGGGTGTCGCCGGCTTCGCTCAGAAGATCGTGGAGCGGATGAACGCCCCCGCGGGCGGCGCGCAAAACGAGACGACCGTCACCTTCAACTCGGCGGCTGCGAGCCCCCTCCCGGTCTACCACCTCGACTTCTCCGCCAACCCCTGGGAGCTCGCCGGGCTCACCAACGGCGACCTCGTGCAGGTGAGCGCGAGCGACGGCACCTCCGCCGCGCACGCGACGCTCGCGAACGCGGGCCGCATCGTGGATCTCGACCTGGACAACGGCTACGCGCAGATCGCGCCCGAAGGCTCCACGACCCCGGGCAACCCGGGCGGCTGGGACGACACCGGCGCGACCGCCTACTACGTCTACCGCATCGGCGAGATGCACAAGGCGTCGCCGTCGAGCACCATCATCCCGTGGTCGACCTGGAACCCATCGAGCCGTTCGACCGCGGACCTCTTCGGCATCGATCGCAGCGTCCACAGCTCGCTGAGTGGCAACCGGCTGCTCTCGACGGATGCCGCCGCCGATGCAGCGCTGACGCGGCGAGGGCGGGTCCTGGCGGCCAAGATCTTCACCCGCGTTGGAGGCACCGACGTCCAGGTCGGGCCGAAGCGATCCATGGTGGAGAAGAGCCTCGTCGCGCTGTGCAACCCCGAGGAACTCGAGTCCCTCGAGGACGAAGAGCAGAGCCGGGTCATGTACAAGCCCGAGCGCACCGTCGTGAACGGCTTCGAGGCCATCTTCACGCAGACCCAGATGGGCAAGCTCGCGTACCTCCCCGAGCCGACTCAGCGGCGCGGCACGTTCCGCATCGTCAACCCGAGCCAGCTGCACATGGTGTCGATCACCGGGCAGCTGATCAACATCCTCTCGCTCGGGATGGGCAAGGGGATGCTCCGGGCCGCGAGTGGCTCGAACGACATGGCCCTGCGGCCCTTCTTCTTCGGCGCTCACGTCGTCGGCAACCCCGGCGCTCACGCCCAGCACCTGACCACGTAAGGAGCCCATGGCTGACCGAGCACTCAATAACAGCGCGCCGGCGATGGTCCAGACGGGCCGGAAGTTCGGTCGCCAGCGGGAGTTCATCCTTCAGGCGACCTTCACCTCGGGCGCTGCCACGCTGGACACTGCCAACTCTGATGACGGCATGACGATCGTCCAGGACTCGACGGGAGACTACGACGTCACCTTCCCCAAGGCGGTGCGCGTGCTCAGTGTGCACGCGTCGCTCGACCAGGCCGCCGACTCCCCGACGGCCGCCAACGTGACGATGCCTCAGCCGCGTTCGTTCGTGGCCTCCGGCACCGGCAAGGTGCTCTTCTTCAACACCGACGACGGCGCGCTCGATGACCCGCAAGACGACATGCGCCTTTACCTCACCGTGAAAGTGGGCATGCGATAATGGCCAACCAGACCCTCTCAATCTCCGAAGTCTTCCCCGGCGGCGAAACCGGCGCGCTGAACATGGAGGCCATTGATGGCTCGCTGCACCAGCGGTGGGCCAAGGCCAACGCCCCGCTCGACGCTGACCGCGACCAGTTCCTTCGCGCCATCATGGGCGAGCCGAACATCATCGCCGAGGGCGTGTGCGACAACGCGGCGACGCCGGTGGCGATCCAGCTGGTCGACCTCACCGACAAGAGCGTGAGCTTCGACGCGAGCCACGTCCGCACGATTCGGTGGCTCCACACGATCCAGAGCGACAACGACCGATTCGTGGTCGAGTACGAGCAGGACGTGCTCGGCGGGACGACTCCGACGCTGCTCGGGACCAGGCGGGTCAACAGGGCGTTTGGCGTCGTCGCCGGCACGACCGTCGAGTACGGGTACGTCTCTGGGCAGTCCACGTACGGGGCCGACACGGCCACCGCGGTGGCCGCCAATAGCACGGCAGGCTCATCGGTAGGCAGCTTCACGGCTGGCAAAGCCGAGTTCACGCACCCCATCGCGCGCTCCACTCCCAAGCGGTACTGGCTCGGGTATGGCACGGACGCCGCGGCCGAGAACAGGGCGCTCGGGATCATCGCCGACACGTCGACGAACGCGGACATCTTCGGGGCCGACCTGGCCACTCCGACCGCCGACGGGTTCGTTGACATCGGCGTTGTCACGGCCCACGGATTCATCCTGCCGCCCGGCGACTCGGCACTCGCGCTGAACAGCACGAACGTCGAGCTCCAGGTGACCGGCATCGCGAGCGACGAGACGCGACACCGCGTCGAGATCTGGCTCGGCCGCCAAGTGCGCGTCGACTTCCAGGGCAGCTAATTCCAGGGGCCCGCGCCGGGCAAGGCTCCGTCTGGCGCCGGGCCCTCGGATTCAACCGGAGCCGCGGAGCCTCATGTTCACCAAGACACTGACCGAGTTCAAGACGCGAGTCTCCGCGCTCGCTGACATCGACGGTCAGATCGGTGCGGGCTCGACGTTCCGGCATCCGACCACGCTGGTCGACGAGATTGCGGACACCGCCTACGTCCGCCTGCGCTCGCTCGTGACGCGCCGCGGGTTCAGTTTCTTCGTGGTCCCGGGCACCATCACCGCGCTACCCACGAGCGCCGCCGAGACGGGCGAGAGCTACTCGACCATCTCCTACCCGAGCGCGACCATGAAGGTCATCGGGCTCGACGTGAAGCAAGACGGCGAGTGGCGACGGCTCAAGAAGCTGCAGTTTGGGATGCGGCGCGACTACCAGCGCATCGGCGACGACAACTACTCGCGGTCCCCCGTGGGGTGGGATGTGCTCAGCCACGGCTCGGTGGCTACGACCGCGTTCACCGCCGGCACCATCGCGATCTTCCCGATCCCGACCGGCGGCGACTATCGCCTCTGGACGCTGCCCCACTGGACCGCCATCGCCGGCAACGACACCTACCTTTTCCTGTACGACGACCAGAGCTGGTACGACTACCACGTCGCCCAGGCCGTGCTCGAGCTCGCTGGCATCCGGGACAACGACGGGCAGAAGGGCCGGGCCGCCTACGCGCTGAACATGAGCCAGCAGGCCGAGGCCGCGATCGGCGAGTGGAACGGTGACCTGGATGCCGACGGTCCCGCGGACTGGACGCGCACGTTCGACTTCTGAGGCGCCGTGGCACGCATCGGAGCGCCCCGCCTTCCCGACGACACGCCGCGCGAGCTGCGCATCGTGCTCGAGCGATGGTTCGACGAGGTCAGCGACGAGCTCTCTCGGGCCCTGACGACGCCTGGAGGCACCTCCGTCGCGACGTCCACCGTGCGCCCACTGCCGGGCGAAACCGTCCGCGTGAGCCCCCCAGCAGTCGGAATGGGGGTGGTACTGCCGGCTCCGACCCCGAGCAACCGCGGGCTGCTGAACGCAATCACAGTATCGGTGGAAAAGCCCGACGGAGCGGTACGCGTATTCGTTACCCCGGACGACCAGTCGACGGCGCTCGCGGCGCCCACGGTCAACGGAGCCGAGGTCGCCAGCTACACCGACGAGGGCGTCCTGACTTTCGTGAGCAACGGAGTCAACCGGTGGCAGAGCACGACGCAGCTACCGGCCGAGAGCACGAGCGGCGCGGCGCTGGATGCCGGGTACGTCGTTGACGCCGCTCACGCCTCGCTGCCGAACGCACGCGTCGCCACGACCGGAACCGAGGTCAGCGTCGACACCGGCACCAGCAGCATCATCAAGTGGGCCATCGTGACGGCCAGCGTCGCGCTGTCGAAGCTGGCGGACCTGGCGGGGCGGTCGGTCCCGGGGCGGGCGGCGGCGTCCAGCGGGGCCATGGCTGCCATCACGGCCAGCGACGACACGTTCTTGGGCACGAGCGGCTCTGGGGTCCTCGGGTTCCGCTCCGTGCACAATGCTGCCCTGGGCTCCGACGTGACATGGGCCGCGGTGCTCGCGCGCGGCGCTACAACGGGCGGAGCCGGCAACCACCCCACCTGGGCGAGCTCTGACCTGGCGCGCTTCGACACGGCCGGCACCGGCAGCTACCCGGCGACCGGTACTCTGCGAGCAAGCGGAGCTCTCAACTTCCGCGCGACTGGCTCCAGCGACTGGAGGGCGTCCGGGCTCACGTGTACGGCGGATTCCGCCGCGATGAACTTCACGGCGACGCTCAGCTCGATCGGGTTCACGAGCGCGACAACGATGACGATGACGGCCGGTACCTCGATGACGCAGAAGGCGGCGCTCGGGAATAACTTCTTCATACAGGGCGGCTACCTCCGGATGTACACGGGCTCTGTCTCGTTCACCGAGAGGTTCCGGATCGATCCGAACGGACTCTGGAGCATCGGCACGTCGTTCGGCACCGGGACTGCAGGGCAGTACATCCGCCGCACCGCGGGCAACAACCCTCCAGCCTGGGCCACCATCAGCATCGCCGACGTCTCCTCCGACTTCGACTGGGCCGGTGTGCTCGCCCACGACCCGGCCAGCGACGGCAACAGCCCAGAGATCAGCAACGGAGATCAGTTGCTGTTCGACACCGCCGGCGACGGCGCCTACACCGGGCTGAGCGGCCAGGTGCTGGGCAACGCGGGGTGGCGTGTCCACGTTGACGCGTTCACTGACTCCAACGTCCAGAGCTTCATCGAGATGGGGATCTCGGACACCGGCATTCTGATTACCAGCGAGGCTGCCGTCACCATCGACGGAGCGGGCGGGGTGTTCCTGGACGACGGCGGGGTGCGGCACGTCGCGATCGACAACGGAGAGCTGACCTTCACCACGGGCGGCTCAGCCGGCGACGACTTCAACTTCGACTCGTCCGCCGGGCGCTTCCTGGTCAACGTGGCTGGCCGCGTCGGGCTCCAGGCGTCATCAGTCGACCTTGAACAGAGCGTCCCTTTGCGATTCGACATTGCGGGCGACGCGGATTACACGGGCCTCTCCGGAGACCTGCTTGCGAACGGAGCTTTCGGTGTTCACGTCGACGGATCGCTGAGCCTCCAAGCGTCGTCGGTGGACCTCGAACAGAGCGTCCCGCTGAGGTTCGACGTTGCGGGAGACGGCGACTACACCGGGCTGAGCGGCAACCTGAACGCCAACGGTGACTTCAACATAAGCGTTGATGGGACGCTCACGCTGCAGCCTGCATCGGGAGACATCGTTTATCTGTCGCGCGGGTTCCTGCGCTTCTCGGAACAGAGCGCCTCGACGCCCAGCATGAGCGCTGGTTTTGGACTCATCTGGATCAAGGACGACGCCCCCAACGTTCCGATGTTCACGGACGACACCAACGTCGACCACGAGCTGCAGTACGGCGGCAGGCCCGCTCTCACGGGTTCGCACTCCACACAGCAGGATGACTACGCGCGAGCCAACAACGAGATCGTGCTGAGACTGACCCCGTCGTCCACGTTCACCTTGACCGGGATTGCGGCCGGCCGAGAAGGCGACCAGGTGTTCGTCCGAAAGGAGGGGGCGTCGAACCAGATCGACATCGCCGACGAGAGCACGAGCAGTTCGAGCGCCAACAGGATCCGAACCATCGGTGCCACCACTGTCAGCCTGTCAACTGTCGCGGACATGGCCGGGTTCATTTACTCGTCGGGTCGGTGGAGGCAGTTTTGCTAGTCCGCAAGCCCTGCCCACGCGACGTCTTCCGGCGTGATGACGTGCTCGTCGCCGTCCCACATGTACAGCCCGCAGACCCCCGGAGCGTCCGGGTGATCGCCGTCGCCGTGGAGCGCGTGGCAGAGCTCGTGAAGCACGGACCGTTGGCGCTGCCACTCGTCGGCCGCCGACGCGATGTCGATGACACCACGCGACCGCGACGCGACTCCCAGGTGGCACCCAGGCACGTTCGTCTCCACGCACTCGCCGTCGATGAGCCGCACGGGGGTCCCGTCACCGTCGAGGTAGAGATCTGCCCCGTGCTCGTTCCATGCGGCGATGGCGAGCGCCGTGACGTCGTACAGCTCGGCGTCTGGCGCGAACCCGGGCCCGAGGCGGGGAGCGCCGCACCCTGAGAGGACCGACATGGCCACGAGAAGAATCAAGACCAGGGAAACCACGACCTTGCTCACCGAGTTCCCGGTGCCGATTACAGACGTCGTCGCTGCCTTCGTGGACGCCGCGGACACGCAACCGTCGGACACGTTCTCCGCGTCCGTGTCACCGGACGGCGACCTCGTGATCGTGCGCGCGCGGCGCACCGTGTTGCTCGAGGGGCCTGCGCCGGCTCGAGCGAGGGCCCGGCTGACCCAGTAGGACCAGGTGCCGGGATGAGGGTCATCGTGCATCGTCTCCTCCAAACATCAGCCCAATGGCGATGAGCCCGATCAGGGCCAGGCAGACCAGCGACACGGGGTCGGGTGGCATCAGCAGTCCTCCGGCTTGGCGTCCCAGAGCTCCCTAGCGCATCCCCAGACGGCTTCGGTGGTGAGCACCGAGAACTTGGTGGAGACCGCAATCCCGATCGCCGCCCGCCGGATGAACTCGACGCGCTCGGCTTCCTCGTCGGGCACCTTCTGTACGAAACCGGTGTTGATGTCGGTGATATTGTCTCGGTGAAGCATCACCACTTCTCCACGCACTGGCCGCGGATCTTGCCGTTCAGTTTGACGCACTCGCAGCGCACGCCGCACTGGGTGCTGAACGAGCAGTCCACCGCGCTGCACCCCGAGCACCGTGCCTCGCCTGCCGCCCCGAGCACCACGCCCGCTGTCACCGCGACCACGATGGCCGCCAAAAAGTTTCGTTTCATCTGTTTCATCGGTAGCACCCTCCGTGCGTGTGGTTGGCCAGCTCGACGCCGACCCATCCGCCCGCGGCGCCCATGACCAGACCGGTCAGAGCGAACGCGAGAATGGCTGCGGAAAACCCGTGTTTCATCTCTTGATTATGGGCCCTGTATAGGACCAGTCAAGGTGGAATCGTGCCCGTCGGCGAGAAAGGTGATACCCTTCCTTGCGGGGGGGCCAAATGGAGACATTCGAGACGATGAAAAAGACCATGATTTTGATGACGTTGCTGGCCCCGATCGGGGTCGGCTGCGCAGGGGCCGATGGCGAGTGGCAGGACTTCGGCGGGACCGAGCCGGAGCCAGCCGACGACAAACCATTGATGGCAGATGTCAAGTGGTCGGAGCCGGTTTACAAGCCGACTCTGAGTGACGGCACCGACGTTCCGGAGGAAGCGCTCGCGCCTCTGATGGCCAAGCTGGATGCCGCCCACGAACTCGGCATCGAGCTGGACGACTATCCGGCACTGGCCAACGCGCTGGAAGACCCCGGCGTTTCGGCGGGTGACGTTCCAGGGCTGGTCTCTGCCATGGGCATCACGGTTGACAAGCTCCAGCGCCCCTGGGGTTTCGGCTCCGACTCGGCCCAGAACGCATGCCAAGGGACGTGGAGCGGAACGTGTGACATTCCAGACACCAGGGGATTTGGATTCCGATCGCGTTGCGACGAGCCCAGTCCTCCCGCTGGGTGCAGTTCCGGCGGATACGGGATCCAAGTCGGCGGAGCCATCTCCGCGGCGCTGGCCTGGGCCGAGTACTATCTCACCTATCAGACCGACTACTGGAGCGGAGTGTATCTGCCCTGGAACGCTCCCATCGGCAACATGCGCGTGACCACGAGCACAAGCTGTGGCCCGGGCGGGTGCGCGAATGCTGGTCTATCGCGCGCATCGTACCACTGGTGGAACGCTTTCGACGATCCGCGTAAGTACTACTTCTGTGAGGTGACCATTTATCGCGGAGCACTGGACTCGATTGCGGATCAGGCCGGAGCCAACCCGTCGCAGCGGTTGCGCTTCGCGCAGAACGTGACGCGGCACGAGGCTGGGCACTGCTTTGGGCTCGGGCATACCACTGCCGCCGGCACGCTGATGGGTCCCGCGAACTCGAACCACTTCAACTACGTCTTGGCCCCGACCAGCCAGGAACACGCGCTGATGGAACTGTACGTTCCGTGACCTGAGCCGATGACTCGACTGGAGAAGGGCATCGCCAAAGCCATCGGCGCCATCCTCACGGCTGGCGTCATTGGCGGCGTTGCCCTGCTCTGGGACATGCGCAGCGAGCAGGTGGAGGCCAAGGCGTGGCGGAGCGCCACCGAACAGACCATGGCCAGGATCGTCGGTCTGGCCGAGAAGAGGCTGGACGACCACGAACAGCGACTCCGAGTCGTGGAGGAGAGAGTGCGATGAAGCGAACCGGATTGGCCGCCCTGTGCGCGGCGAGCATTGCGACGGGCATGGCGCTGAACCTGGCCACGTTCGGTTGCGGCGCGGAGTCCCTCCGCAGCAAGGTGAGGGCGACCGCTGGCGTCCTGGACGGGGCGGCGACGGCTCTCCGGTCCCTGGCCGACGCCGACGGCGCAGGCGGGCTCCTGGACGTCGCTCTGGGGTTCCTCGAGCAGGGTGACTTGCCGAACTGCTGCCGGGCCCTGAGACGGCACCTGCTCGAGTACGGCGAGGACGCCCGTGTCCGCGCGGTGCTGGCCCTGCTCGAGGCAGAGCTCGCGGGGGCCGCCCGGTGAGCTACCGGCTCGGCTCCACCAGCCTGAGCCGGCTGGGAGGCGTTCACCCGCTTCTCGTGGGATGCGTCGTCCGCGCCATTCGCGTCACGTCCGTGGACTTCACCGTGTTTGAAGGCGTCCGATCGATGGATCGGCAAGTTGAGCTGGTCAGGTCCGGGCGCTCGAAAACGATGGACTCTCGGCATCTGGTTGGCAAAGCCGTCGACCTCCCGAGCTGGCACGGCTACCCGAAGTGGGACCGAATAGACGCCCAGCAGATCGCCAACGCCATGTTTCAGTCCGCCAAAGAGTGCGGCGTCACGCTCCGATGGGGCGGTGACTGGAACATGAATGGCGACCAGACCGACGAGAGCTTCCGCGACCTCGTCCATTTCGAGCTGCCGATTTCGGTTTACGGATGATCCGTCGCCTCATCTACTGGCTCAGAGACCGACGGTACCGCCGTTTGCGGCGCCGGTACGCGTCGACCATGGCCCGGGACTCGAAGGCGGCTCAGGATGCGTCTGCCGCCCAGCGTGGCGCTACCCGCATCCACCTTGTAGATCCGCGACGCCGGTAAGGACCGCGCGCGCGCGGAGCTGGCCCAGAGCCTTCAGCTTGATCTGGCGGATGCGTTCGCGGCTCAGACCGAGCCGGTCGCCGATCTGCGCCAGGTTCTGCCCCTCGAAAAAGAACAGGCGCATCACGAGGCGCGTCCTAGCGTCCAGCGTATCGAGCAAGTCACGCGACGCTGCAGCCCGCTGGTCGCTCTGCATTGACTCCTCTGCCGTGGCGGCATGGCTGGACAGAAGCGACAGGAGGTTGGACCCGTCGTCTCGGATCGGCTCGTCCAGGCTCGTGGTCGGGCAAGGGAGCCAATCGAGTTCCGCGAGCGGGTCCGCTTTCATCCGCAGCTTGTTTTTCTTCCTGGTCTTTTCCTGGACGTGGACCGGGATGCGAATGGTTCTGCCGCGATCTTGGGCCTCTCGGGCGATGTGGTGTCGCACCCACCACGAGGCGTAGGTTGAGAACTTCAGGCCGCGCGAGTGGTCGAACTTGCGGGCTGCCACCATGGTGCCCTCGAGGCCGGCGTTGACCAGGTCTTCGAGTTCGAGTGCCCCGGTGCATGCCCAGGCGAAGCGCTTTGCGATAGAGTAGACGAGCCCGGTGTGCTCGCTGATTCGGATGCCGTTGATCACTTCTGCCACTGGTCACCTCCACTCGGTAACGGACGCAAGCTCCGGCCACGACGCGGTGAGCTTCATTGTTTTCGAGATCAGGGTCTGGCTCATGGCGCGCTGCCGTGGGTTCAGGTCCAGGCGCGCGCCGCGAAGCACGATGAATCGCTCGCACGGTATCGGGCTTTCAGGGTGCGCCTCGTGCCACTTCCGGAGAGCACGGGGGACGGCCACTCCTTCGATGATCCACGGCCCCGGCTTCGGTATCCAGTTGTCGCCCACCCACTGGCTGAGCGCCGACCAGTCCTTCGACAGGTTCTCCGGGGCGTACAGGGCGCCCTCGACGCGGCGCACGGCCTGGCTCGGAGTGTCGGTGCACAGGAACAGCGGGAGGCCCGTCTCGGTGGCAATGCTGGCTGCCAGCGTGCTCTTGCCGGATCCGACCGGTCCCGTGATGAGAGTCCTCATGGCGCCACTCTAACACTCCTCCCGCGTCGCGCCCAGAGCCGGATTGCCCTGGACGCGAGCGGTAGGCGCCCCGTTCGACGGCAGCCCGAGGCCCAGGCCGGGAGAGCCACATGAGATGCTCGCCGTCTCGCCGCATTACCGGATACGGCACCGTCCCGGCTTCCCCCGGGCGGGAGAGTCACGCCTCGACGAGCCTCAGCGTTCTCATGATCAGAAACGAGCACTGGCGGTCGATCGAGGCATCGAGGTATTCGCGGCCCAGCCTGCCGTTGGCCGAGTCGCGCGCATCGAGCCGGGCCGTGATCCCGCGACCCAGCTCGCACGCCATCCACGCCAGCGTGATGGCGCCACGGTCCACGTTCCCGACGAGGTCGGCGAGGTCACTCCGGTTCATCGCCCACCAGGTCAGTCAGGTCGGGCGGAGCGTAGTTGGGCCCCTTCATGAGCTTGCCGGCGGCGTCGTGGATCGGTTTCCCGTCGGGGCCAGCCTTGCTCATGTTGCTCGAGTGCACCCGTCGCATCGCCTCGGGGAACACGGCGCCCATACCGAGCAGGTGCGTCGTGCCGTCCAGCACGTAACGCAAGTCGCATAGCGCGTCGAGTGCCTCGGTCTCGTTGGCAGCGACCATCGAGTCTGCCAGCTCCTCAAGCTCCTCGATGATTAGTCGGAGCCGCAGGCACAGAATCCCTCCGCATGCCTCGGCAGCGGCCCTGATTCGATCGGTTGACCCGGATAGCGCGTCGGCGCACTCGATCAACGCTTCGTGTTCTTCGAGCGCTCTGTTGCTAGGCATCGCTGGCTTCTCGTTTACCGGGTAGCCGAATTTGTGACTGAACTCCGCGACCATGGCTAGGGTGCCCTCGTACTCGACCGGCTTCTTCATGAGCTTGCCGGCGTGCTCGGAGCATGTCGCCACGTTCTCTCCTGGGAACTCGAAAACCAGCACGGCTTTCCTGTCCAGGCCCTGCTTTTTGCAGATGTCGCACATCACTGGCGCCACCTGCCCGAATCGATGCGGTCGATTCGGTCCTCGATCATCTGGATACCGATGGCGCCCAGGCCGAACACGATGTACGTGCCGGCCATGACAGCCCCCACTCCGAGCCATCCGTCCTTGCTGGCGGCGTAGAAGCTCAACGCGAACAGTCCGACGCAGACGATCAGCAAGCGCCAGACGCTCACCAACCCTCCTCTGCGGCGACCCGTTCGAGCTCCGCGCGCACCTCGTCGTCCAGGCCATCCAGGATGTCGCCCACTTCCGCGTGCAGCTTGCCGTTGACTCGATCGATGGCGGCCGCGCGTTGCTTCACTCGCAATCGGACTTTGGTTCTCACCTTCGGCGTGAGACTCCGGATCGTCTCGTACTGATCCAGGGTCAACTTTACTTCTCGTTTTTCGCTTTGCATTCGGCTCTCACTTTCTCGATTGCGTCTGCACCGCTGGTCACCACCAGCACCGGCAGCCCGTGGATTGACGCCTTGTCGTGCCAGATCACCTGTCGCGGCGTCAGCTTTCTCGCGCTAGGTGGCTTGCTCCCATCCTTGATCTCGACCGGCAGCCAGCGGCCTCGGTACCCAACGAGCAGGTCCGGGAACCCGCCGCCGGCTTCGTGGGTGTGGTGGACCAAGCATCCGATGGCTCGCAGCGCCATGACCACGGACCGCTGGTTGTCGTCTACCTTGCCGGCTCTCATCCCCCTCGCCTCGCCTTCGCCGCTGCCGCTCGGCCGCGGGCGCGAGACGCATCGCGACCAGCATTCCAGCTGGTGTTTTTGCCAAGGACCTTTGCCTTTCTCCAGTCGTAGAACGGAGCATCGGTGTTGCCGCTTTTGCTGAGGACCATGCCCATCGAGCTCGCTATCGTCGCCTGGACCGGCACCGGCTCTTCTGGAGCGTACCACTCTCCGCATGAGCACTCGCCGTTTTCCGGCCGTCGCCACGACATCCCCTCGCACACGGCGCACCGTGGCCCCTTGCGAGGTTGCGGGCCAAGGCGCGCCAGCGCGTTCGAACACTCGTTGCTGCAGCAGGCCATCACGCTGCCAGACTGACGCCTGGAGTGCTTCTTGCCACATGCCGGGTTGCGGCACTCGCCGGTCGTATTGCGGGCCCTGAACGCTGGATGCCGGCTCATGCGCACTCCCTTCGCGCGACGGCGAGACGGCGGGCAAAGTGCATGTCGGCGTCGGTCCTCGCGATGGCCCTGCGGACGCCATTCATGACAGTGGTGCTGTCGCGCCGCAGCGCGCGTCCGATCTGCGAGTAGCTCGCGCCGAGCTCTCGGGCCAGCAGCATCACCGCGAAACGAGGCTCGACCAGCTCACCGAATCGCCGATTCTTCAGCACATCCTCTGGCGTCACACCCCACTGGTGGCACACCGACAGGATGATTCGTTGCATCTCGCCTTGCGTCATACTTGTTCCTGCATCTCTTCCGGGCAGTAGAGCCCCATCGTTGCCTTGGGCCAGAGCAGTCGAGCGAGCTTGCTGCCGGCGGTTTTGGTCAGCATGTCCCGTGGGCGCACGGTCCAGTTGCTCGGTTTTCCGTTCCGAGACGGCCGCAGCAGACCCGCGTCTTTCGCCTCCTGGATCGTGTAGGTGTATGGAGTCGGCTTCGGGTGGCGCTTGTGCTTCCCCTCCCACGTTGCCTTCTCGGTGTCTGATTCGACGAGCATCAGATACTCGAAGTCCGGGTCACGCTCCGCCAGCGCACGAATGAGATCGGCCGACGCCGATGGCTTGCCCTCGATGAGGTGGAAGCCGGCGAGCGCGGTGGTCCAGCCAAGGCCGAGCTCGCGGCCCCGGGACAGGATCGTGAAGATGGCCTGTGGCGAGCGGAACTGCGGGTAGAGCTGCCCCTCGTGGGCCCACTTGGCGATGCTGCGAGCGCTTTCCAGATCCATGGGCTGCAGGTCAGTATCCACCGCTCCGTACTGCGGGTGGCGAACGATGGCGCGCTCTACCTGCTTCGGTCGATGCGACTCGTACTTGCTTGGATCTGCCGGCTTTGCCGTGTCGTCCACCGGTTCGCCTTCCACCTCCTCAGGCCCGCCTGTCTCCGACTCTTCTTCGTCGTGGTCTGCCGACATTGCATCCTCCATGGCGAGCGGCTTCTGCTCCTTGCGCTCGAGCAGCGCCTCGACGTCGAGCGGCACGTCGAGGCGCAGCTTCACGAGTTCGAGCGAGCGTTGCAATTGGTCCCAGTTCTCGGCGAGCGCCTTTCCCATGGCCGGCTTGATGTCCGAGCGCCCGTCGTTCTCCGGGTCGGTCGAATCTGCCAGGGCTTTGGCAATCCCCTTGATGTCGCCGTACTGCTCGATGAGCCATGCCGCTTTCTTGCCACCGATGCCAGGGATGCCCGGTACGTCGTCCGTCTTATCGCCGCACAGGGCGAGCAGCAGTTGCATGCTCTCGGGGGCCACTCCGTACTTGGCAAGCACCTCGTCGGGGCCACGCACCTCACCGTCGCGGCCTCCGACCGGTGGCACGAACATACGCACGTTCTCACCGACCAGACAGGCCAAGTCTTTGTCACTGGCCACGATGCGGATGTCACGGCACTCAGGGGCGAGTCGATGCGCCAGCGCGGCGATGACGTCATCTGCCTCGAAGCCCTTGGCGCGCGCCATCTGGAACCCAAGCTTGTCGATGCGATCCATGAGCCAGCGCTTCTGCGCCTGCTCGGCATCAGTAGGAGGTTCCCTGCTCGACTTGTATTCTGGGTCGATGGCAAGCCGATGCTCGTACGGCGGCGAGTCGAGGCACAGGATGACGTGGTCGACCGACTCCCGAATACCCTGGAGCTTGCCGATGCAGTCCTGGGCCGCTTCGTCCGGCTTGCCGTCGGGCACGCGCCGGTGCCAGGCCAGCTTCCACAAGTAGCTCAGGTCCACCAGCGCAATGCTGTCGTGCTCAGTTTGGCTCACGACGCCACCTCGAACAGCCGCACGACCCGCACGCATTCTTCCCACGCGAAGCAGACGACGCCGAGCTTCGCCAGCTCGGATGCAACGCGGAGCGCCGTGAGGCGCCCGGTGCACACGATGACGTTGTCCTCGTGACGAACGATGCCGCGGTCACGGACTGACTTTGCGAGATTCACGACGCCACCGCCTCGCCCTGTGTCGACTCCTCGTAGCCGTCGAGCAGGTCGTCCAGGTCCACGTCGTAATCGCGAGCCACGCTGGTCGCGATGGCCACCAGGCTCAGTGGCGTGGTGCTCGGGGTCGTGTTCCGAATGAGGTGCGTGGTGGCGCGGTAAAGTCGATCTGATTCGGTCATGCTTTGGCTCCTCCGTTTCGTCCAGTATGGGCCCGTTGCGGGGCCAGTCAAGAAAAAAGACCAGGAGTCTGCCCAATCGCCGTCATCTGTGTTTTTTCACTGGTTTCGGAGGGCACAGCGACCGCCACTCCTCTGCAGTTTCCGGGGCAGGCAGCACGCGCGCCACCTCCCCTCCGTCTTCCCGCTCAATGAGCGCGGCCTCGTCCTCGGTCCACGCCGTGACGATGCGACCCATCAGGATTGCGCCGCCCTCGATCACCTCCGGGTGCCGAGGACCCTGCACGAGCCAGCAGCGCTGGCCGGGGAGCTCCAGCTGCTCAGCCTCCAGTCCGTCGCCGAAGTACGGCTTCACGGTTAGCGGTCCCGCCCCATGTGCAGCGGCGGACGCCCCCAGTGCACCGTGGTCTGTCCCTTGGCTGGGTCGGCCACCACTGGCGTCGACGGTCCGCGTTGCTCGTGTCGGTTGCCCCATGGTGTGAAGCCGTCGTTGAAAGTTCCCGCGGGCCAGCGTTCGTACTGAAACGGGTCGTTCGGGTCACTCATCTCGTCCCTTTCGGTTGGTCACGACGCTTCTTCCTCTTCTGCTCGGCCAGCCACTTGCGCCGCGCTTTTCGGTTCATCCCTTTGACCACCTCGACTTGGCCGGCAGGTATGGGAACGGTGTAGCCGGCGGCCTCCGCCGTCTCTTGATCTGGAAAGTGCCCAACATCACAGTCTCGTTCTCTCATCTCGTCCCTTTCGGTTGGTCAGGCATCGCCTGCTTTCTCTGCGTCGATCAGGCGACGTGCTTCGGCAACCAAATTACGCACCTCTTCGTCAACGGCGCCATCAAGCCAGCCTTGGATGTCATCGAGCACGTCCGCCAGCGTGCGCTTTGGTGGGTGGCGTTCGGCGTGAAGGTCAGACAGGAACTCTGCAGCCTTGAAAGCGCCTGCGTCCTTGAGAGCTTCCACGATGATGTCGAGGTCGGCTCGGTCGGCCACGCAACACCAGTCCCGCTCGGCCCCCGTCATGGCCGGGGCGCAGGATTCGAGTTCCTGCTTCAGGCTCAAGGCTTCGGCGTTGGCGCGAATGCTTTCCTCAGCTGCTGCCCCCTCGGCGTTGACCCACTTCCTGACCTCCTCCTGTAACCGGTCCCGCTCCGCCTCTAACTCTACAATGCGCTTTCTCTGCTCGAATGCGCCGCGCTCGATTGCGTCCAAGGCCACATCAGCCGACTGGACAGGGAACGGCCCGAAAGCCTCGTCGGCTATCGTGCGCGTGCGCTCCCACAGTTCTTCAGCCCGCTCGCGCTCGCGGGCCTTGTCGGCGAGCTGCTCGGCCAGTCGCTCGTTGTCAGCCGACAGCTCCTGGTACTTGACCGCCGGCTCCGGCCAGGGCGCGCGCAGGAGGCGAAGCGCCATCTCCTGAAGCTTAGCGCCGTACGTCGTCCACTCTCCTCCCGACGGGTCGTACGCCGCCAAACGCAACTCGTGCATCGCCCCGATGAATTCGTCCGTCGCGGTCAACGCGGGCTCAGGCTGGGCCAGGACCGAGCGGGCGGCGTCGAGCACGTGGCTCCAGTCTCCAGGGCCGCCGGCGCAGCGCTCCCAAAGCTCCAGCGCCTCCCGCAACCGCTCCCGCGGCGGCTTCGTTTCGTCACTCATCTCGTCCCTTTCGGTTGGTTGGGCATCGCCTGGTCCACGCCGTCTCCCGGCGCCAGACCGTACTGCCAGACGCAACTGACGCCTTTCGACCGGTACGTGCCCCTCAGGTACATCACCCAGAAGACGGTATCCCACGGGCGCCAGAGTTGCACGTCACGCATCGAACCCGTCCCATACCAGCACCGCATGTCCCGCGTGCTGCTCGATGATGCGTCGCACGTAGGCCGCCCCGAGGTGCTGCACCAGTTCCTGGCGCGTGAGGCCAGAGGTCGCGATGGTTGGCAGCTGTCGGGCGTACCGGTAGTCGAGTAGCTCTTGAATGGCCTGGGGATCCTTTTCGGAGCCGACATCGTCGAGCACCACGTACCCCTGTCCGCGAGCTCGAGCCACCAGCTCAGGAGGGCCGGCCCCCAGCGGGTGCTCCCGCTGCGCCACCGCCAGGTCAACTGAGCGCACCATCAGGTATGGCGCGCCGGCCAGCATCCACTTCGCCGCACTGGTCTTACCAATGCCAGTCGGGCCGAGCAAAAGGGCCGATGGGGTTTGATGGGCCCTGGCGGCACTCAGGAGGCGTTTTTGGATACGGGGCTCCAGTTCCCGCCTGGCCAGGTCACGGGCTTGCTTGCGCGCGGCGGCGCGCTCGCGTTGCCCGTCCTCGTCTGGCGCTCGCACCTGGCGGATCGTCGCCAGTAGCTCGTCCGTGGTCGTTGCCTTCGGTCCAGTCATGCTTTCCCCTTGATGATGTTGGCGTTTTCGAATCCGGTTAGGCCGTGGTCGCGCTGCTTCGATCCTGGCCTGCTGCGCCCAGAGCGCTTCCCTTCGGCGAGCTCAACGAGGTACTCAACCTTGGAGCCTGACTTGAAGATTGTGTCTACTCCGGTCCAGTTTTTCCCGTTCGTTTTCGGGTCTCTACCCATCAGCCAGTCATCGAGCAGGACGCCATCGACCGCCGTCTTGAGCTGCTCCACGGTGAACCCCTCCCGGAGCCGTGCCCGGATTCGACGGTCCCGGTCTCCGGTGAGCTTCTTCTTCGGGGATCCCAGCTTGGCGCGCCAATGCTCGAACACCTCTCGGACCTGGGCGGCTTTGGCGTCGGAGCCATCTGGCTTCGACGAAATAGATCCCTCTGGCGATGCCTCTGGAGCTGGAGTTGGAGCTGTATCTGGTGGGGACATCTGAGACTGTCCAGGACATTCGCTGTTTCCCTTTTGATTACGCTCCCTCCACTGTGACTTTCGCACAGCATCGATGCTCCTCACCTCGCGGTAGAACTCGAAGTTGACCAGTTGCCAACAGCCCTGCATCGGGATGACGCGGACCCCTTGCATGACTCCGGACTTGTCGTCAGAGTCCGGCGAGGCGAGTACCCCCAGAGCTCTGCGGCAGTCCTCTACCGACACATTCGCGCGGCGAGCCAGCCCGCCCTCTGAGGCATGAACGATTCCGTTGCGAGTGGCCATTGCCAGCATGGTGATCCAGACGATTCTCGTGGTGTCGTCCTCGCTCCAGATGCTGGAGTCCAAGATCGACGAGTACAGTTTCGCATAGGACATGTCCGGGACTTACCGGACTGTCCTGGACATGTCAAGTCAGTCCAGGACAACCCGCCCCGCTTGACTCCGCCGCCCCCTGGCCCGTATGCAGGCCGCATGGCAAAACCAGACACGGTGGGCGAGCGCATCCGTCAGGCACGGGTCGCCGCCGGCATGGGCCTCGAGGACCTGGCGCTCGCGATGGGGTGCGTAGCGGCCAAGAGACAGGGCAGGTACGACTACACGAAGAAGCTCCAGTGGCGGACCTCGATGCGGACGAGCACGCTCGAACGGCTGGCTGGGGTGCTGGGGTGCTCGCCTCAGTGGCTCGCGTTTGGGGGCCCCGGCGGGCCGCGCCGAAAAAAGTGACGCGACCTGGCGTTTAGTGGTTGACTGGCCCACGATAAGGCCCATACTGATTGGGTGGTCGCGAGGGACGCGGCCCAACACAGGGAGAGACAAGATGTTTGGATGGCAAGCGCAGCGGGCGGCGGATAGGCGACGGGCGGAGATGGCGGCAAAAGAGCGCCGTGACGCTGCCAGGGAAGCTCGGTTGGCGGAGTGGAACGTGGAGCGCGATGCATACCTAGACGCATGGGCCGAGGAGTTCAATCAGCAGTAGCCCAACCCCAACCCGTCCCGCCCCGTACCTCACCAGGTCGGGGCTTTCGGGGTAGGAGCCGCGTGGTGCGGCCGGAGCCAGGAGCAGGACATGCACAACCGACACACCATCCTTCCGCCCTCGGGCGCACACCCCAGCGACTACCCCACCATCCCCGCGCCGCCACCGGTGCCGTTGGTGGTCGGGCAGCACAGCCACGGTGCGCTGTTCCTGTTCTTCGTGCTGGTCTCATTCGCCAGCATGGTCGCCATGCTGTGGGGGCAGTGATGGCCGGCCGGCTCGAGCTGGAGCCGTACACCGATGCCGAGCTCGCCGGGGTGGGCCCGATGCGTTCGGTCCTCGAAGCGCGCGGAGAGTGGGGGCTGGTCGACGGCCTGATGGTCGAGGCCGATGAGCGCCGCTACGACCTGGGCGACGGGGCTGGCATCCTCGGGTTGTTCGATCGCCACGACAACGACTCGGCCGTTGCGCTGGTGGGACTGGCTGCGAAGTGGTTCGTCCGCAGCCGGTTGCCGCTCAGCAATGGAGATGGGCTGTTCTCGGTCACCGGGCCACTGCTCGACCAGTGCGAGCGCATCACGGACGAGGAGGGCACCGAGTGCTGGGTTCGGAGGGAGTCGTGACCTGGCGCAAGCTAGTCGCCGAGCCCGGGGGAGACCTCGAATGTGACGAGGGTCAGGAGTACCTGTTTGCGGTCTATGTCGACACCTTCGCCTGGGAGGGTTGGATGTATTTCTCCGACGCCATCAACTGGGACAGCGAGACGCCGCCAGAGTGGCGAGATGGCGGGCACGGCTGGGAACTCGAAGATGCTCTTTGGTTCACTGAGTTGCCGCAGCCTCCGGAGGAGTCGTGATCGGCACGTGCGACGTGTGCGGTGCCGAGGACGTGCCCTTGGTCGCCGCGGACTGGCACGAGACGGGCGCCGGCAGAGGGGGCCGCAAGTGCGCCAACGGGTGCGAGTGCGCCATGTGCGGAGCCACCGACACTGACCTCGTGAGCGCCGACGACTTCTCGGGCTACGAGGGGGGCATGCGCTGCGCTGATGGCGAAGGCTGCCAAAACCTCGACTGCCGGGACGAGTACGGGGAGATGGGACCATGCGGGGACGACCCGCGCTACTCGAAGGCCGGCGTCTCATTCGATCGGCACTACGCGCGACGCAACTACTACGAGGACGACGACCGATGAGCGACTTGGCAATGTGGGGATGGACCGTGTTCGTGATTCTTGGCCTGTGGGCTCTGATGGCTGGGTCCGGGAAGGGGACGAGATGAGTGACGAAACGAAAGACCCCGGAGACATGAACCCGGACGAGCTGTGTGACGCGGCGATGATCTTCGTCAACGTGGAATGCGGCTTGGCAGAGGAGATCCACCGACGACTATCGGAGCACGAGTCTGCGGAACGAGAAGCCCGCGGGGCGAATCCCGACTGGCGCGAGGTTGATGCTCAGATTGCAAGGGAGCGAGAGCGCGACCGAGGGCGGGGCGAGCGATGAGTGACGAAACGAAGACACCGCGGGAGCGGCTATTCTGGTCCAAGGTTGACATCAGAGGACCAGACGAATGCTGGTGGTGGAAGGCGGCTGTGCGAGGCAGGTATGGCGCTTTTTGCATGGGACGACACCAGACGCCGAGGATGTGGGCAGCGCATCGGGCTGCGTTTGTGCTATCGACAGGCTGGAGGAAGCATGACTGATCAAAACAAGCCGGAGCCCGCGCCACTGGTCGCGTCGGTCGAGTTCATCGAGGCGCTGGACGCCGTTGGGTCTGCGTTCACGTCGCGCGTCAGAGGGCAGCTGCCCAGTATCAGCAATGCGCTGCCAATGGCACTGACGAAACTCCTGCGCGCGCCCCGGCCGGAGCCAGCTTGTGACCTGCAGCGGTGGGAGCTGCGCAAGTGGGAGCAGGAGGCGAAGAAAGCACTCGCATCCAAGACCCGCGAGTGCGAGCGGGCATGGCAGGCGCGAGACAGGGCGTGTGAGACGGCGAACAAGCGAATCGCCGCGCTGGAGACCCAAACCAAGACGCTGTGCGGTATCCAGGACCAGGACCGACAGCGCATCGCCGAACTGAAGGCGGAGCTCGAAGCCCGCGCCCCGGCGCGCACGCTGTCGGACGTGGCGGCCGAAGTCATCTATTGCGCACGCGAGGAGGCCCCATTGGAACCCGAGTGGATGGCGAAGATGACCGCGCTGCTGGACGAGTACAAGCGTCTGTTCGACGCGGAGGGGGAGTGATGCGCCGGGTCATCGTAGAGTCTCCGTTCGCCGGCGACGTCGAGGCGAATCTGTTCTACTTGCGGGCATGCATGCGCGACTGTCTGCAGCGAGGTGAGGCGCCGTTCGCCAGCCACGCACTCTACACCCAGCCGGGCGTGCTCGATGACGACGTGCCGGCCGAGCGCACCCTCGGCATTGAGGCGGGGTTCGCTTGGCGCCAGGCAGCCCCCGCGACGGTGGTCTACACGGACCTGGGAATATCAAGCGGCATGCGCAAGGGCATCGCACACGCGGAACGACTCGGGCATCTCGTGGAGTACCGCACGCTCCGCGGGTTCGGAACCGAAGGCGAGGGGGAGTGATGGCCGACCCGAAGAATCCGTACGACAAGTGGCTGATCGTCGCCGATCTGTCGAGGTATCGGCGCGAGCAGCTGAAAGGCATGTCTCGCGCCTGGGAGCGCTGTGCCGACGCCTACCGTCCGTTGCTCGAGGAGGCCCGCGCCGAGGTCGAGCGGCTGATGCTGGAGGCTGCCAGCCATGTCGACGCACTGAACGCGGCTCTCGCCGAGGTCGAGCGGTTGCGAGTAGATTTGCACGAGGCTGCAGAAAACTGCACGAGAGCATTGAGAGAAGCTTCGATCTGCGCTCGTCGGCGTTGCGTATGCGAAGACGAGCGCGACGACCTGCGCGCCCGGGTGGAGGAGCTGGAGGGGGCCGACGAAGCTGACCAGGTGGCACGCGCGACGAAGCTGGCCGACCTCACGGTTGCGTCGCTGAGACTGAGCCATTGCACCCCCGACGAGCGCGCGGTGCTGAGTCTCGCCAAGGTGTGGGAGGCCATCGGGAGCACCAAGGGATGTGAGGCAGACCGTACCCTGGCAGCGGCCGTGTCGAAGCTGCCTGATGGCTCGGAGGCGGACCGGTGAGGGCCGGCGCCACGTTCAGCCCGTGCCGCACGTTCCGGTACACGCTCTGGCGCATTTGGGACGAGTCGCTGCCCAACGTTTGCTTCTGCGCGTTGAATCCCAGCACCGCCGACGAGACGGTGGACGATCCAACCATCCGACGTGAGATTCGGTTCGCCAAGGACTGGGGGTTTGGTTCGCTCGTGAAGGTGAACGCATACGGTTACCGGGCCACCGACCCCAAGATCATGAAGCGCGCGCCAGACCCGATTGGCCCCGCCAACGAGCACTTCCTGCTGTGCAAGGCGATGCAGGCTGGAAGGTTCATCGCGTGCTGGGGGACGAACATCGACAAGACCCACCAGGCCCGAATCCTGAACGAGCTACGACGGAGCGACGTCGACGTCTGGGCCCTGAAGCTGACCAAGTCCGGCTTCCCCTCCCATCCGCTCTACCTACCGAAGAACACCGAGCCGTTCATCTGGAAACCGAAACCCGCCATGCGCGAGGAGGCCGACTCGTGAGCTGGAAAGGCGTGGGTCAGATCATCCTGGTCGTTGGCGTCGCCCTGGTCGTCGTCCCCGCGGCGCTCGTCGTCGTGGCACTGGTGGTGACGCCGTGAGCGATGAGCTCTGCAGCGTGACACTTCCCGGCGGTCGCGTGCTCGAAGTGGGCGGGCACACTGTCAGCGAGTTTCCGGGCGCATGGGGCTACACCCGCCGCATCGTCAGAGACGAGAACGGGGTAGTCCTGTTCGTCGAGGAGGCAGCCAACCAGGTGCGCCGAGTCTGGGTCTCGCACACCGGGATGATTGCCGTGGAGCGAGACAGCTGGGACAAGCCGGACAACTGGAGGGACGATGCTGCGAAAACTGACAGCGCGACAGACTGAGTGGCTTCAGTGCTTCCAGCGGTTGCTGGTCGAGAAGCGCAGGCCACCTACGTGTAGAGAGTGGTCTGCGGCGATGGGCTGCGGGGTTCACGGCATTGGTCAAAATGGACACCCGGCGGAAGTCTTGGAGCGAAAGGGGTACATTGAGCGAGATTCCGCGAAGGCGCGTGGTCGGCGCCTCAAGGTGTTCGTACTCGGCCCATCGGAAGAGTCCGGGCTTCAAGGCGGAACCGGGACCGAATGAGTCGAATGACGTAAAGTATGGTTTCGGTACCAGTCAATGGCCGCCTTACTGGCCGGCCCAACAGTAAACCAGGAGGTTCAGTATGAAGCTGCGAATGGGATGGGTCCCCCCATCGAACCCGAAGCTGCGAGCCGGCTGGGGTTACCCAAGAAAAACGGGCGCTTACCCTTCGTATCCGTGGCGACGCGGCGGCGTGTGCACGCACTACGTGAGCGGCCTGGCCCTGACGTTGGCGTTCCGGCACCGGCCCGCGTAGACTCTCGGCGATGCTGGCACCCGGGCAAGGTGGTCTTACCGAACTGCTGGCCGAGATGCGCGAGGTGCTCGACGGCATCGAGGTGGGCATGTCGGTCCGGTCGGCGTGCCTCCGGGCCCGGGTCAACGCCAGGCGGCTCCAGGCATGGCTCGAGCTCGCGGCCGATGGCGAGGAGCCCTTCGCGGCCTGGTACGAGGCGCTGGGCGCGCGGAGCGAGGAGGGCCGCTACCAGATCCTGAGTGACCGCAAGGCCATGGCGGCCCACGACCCGAGGGCGAACGTCGTGGCTCTGGACCGGTGGGGGGAGGAGACCGCGGGGCAGCTGCCAAGGCTCGAGGCCCACGAGAACACGAGGACGTGGGGCAGGGCAGCGGCGGTGCGCCGGTTCGAGCGCGCCCGCGCCCACAAGGGTGAGCTGCCTGCCCCGCGCGAGCTGTTCGCAGGCATGGGCAACGTGATCGACTTCGCGGCGCTCCCGACCCGGCTGGGCAAGGGGCGCCGAGGGCAGGGCTGATATGCCCATCATCCGATTCGACATGACCGGCGGGACCTCTCAGAAGGAGGCCCGTACGCTCGTGGGGGATGGTGGCATCTTCCGCCGCATCACCAACATGCGGATGCGGCGCGACGGTGAGCTCGAGGTGCGCCCCGGCTACTCGGCTCTGGGCATGGGAGAGTACGGCGGCTCCGACGTCACGGCGTACGACGTGGCCAACTACGACGGGCGGCTCGTCGCGCTGGGCAAGGCCAGCCAGACCATCAGCGCACCGCTGAGCATCTACGAGTACGTGGACTCGGATGCCGCCTGGAAGGGTCGGGACGGCACGCGCCTGCCCTACCTCACCCACCTGAAGGACGTGGCCCGGCCGCCCGAGCAGTCCGGTGGCGTAGCGGAGGCGACGTGCGCAGTGGCCAACGGCATTGGCTGCCTGGTTTACGAGAACGCGCAGAGCGGCGACGCGCAGTCGTACGTCCAGCTGTTCAAGCCGAGCACGCGTCAGTTGCTCCAGTTCGAGCGCATGACCGGCGACGCGGACGACCATGGCCACGTCCCGAAGGTCGTCTACAACGCGACAGACGACCAGTTTATCGTCATCGGGTTGGACGAGTCGAATGCCATCGGGGCCGTCGCATTCGACGCTGATGGATCTGAGTGGCCTGGCACCGGCAACACGACCGAGCTCCTGACTGGCCTCGATGCCCCGCTGTTCGCGTGCTGTGCCGTGACCGGTGCGAGCGGCTACGTCATCGCCGCGGTGGTGAGCGGCGACCTCATCGTGCGGCACTACAACGCCTCGCACGTCCAGCAGATGACCGTGACCATCTCGACCGTGGCCGTGGATGCCTTGGCGGTCGAGGCCGACTTCACGGCGAACCGCGTCACCATCGCGTACGAGCTGACCAGCGACGCGAGCATCAACGTGCGGTGCATCCAGCTCGATGACGGCTCGGCGGTTGACGGTCCTCGCGACGCGGCCACCGGACAGACGGGCGTCAACGCGCCGCTGAGCATCGCGCGCGCCGCCGGAGTCACGACCCAGGTGTTCGTCGGGCGCACTGCCGTTCAGTCTGGCGCGGCGCACAACAACGCCGGATACGTGCTGTATTCGCACGAAGCCGGGTCGGTCGGCAGCGGCGGCTTGGCACACGACGCGCAGATGAGCACTCAACTGGCGCTCTCCAACGTCATCGCCATGCATGGCTACGTCCAGGGCAGCTCGATCCAGCGTACGACTGGCATCGTCGGCTACCCGGACGCAGCCGCAATGCCGCTGGCATCGATGGGATTCGGCCTTGGCGCTGAGCCGACGCAGGTGCATGCGCTGTCGTTCGTGCAGGATTCGAGCACCGGCTACTGGTACATGGTGCGCCTCGAGACGAATAACAATCTCGAGACTGCCCCCATCGTGACCGAGATGCGCGCGTTCGATACGGGCCGGCGCCAGATGGCCGAGATCGGCGGCCTGCTCTTCATCAGCGGCGGCATGCCGTGCGTGTACGACGGGGTGCAACTGGTCGAGAGCGGGTTCGCGACGGCGCCTCGATTCTACTCGCTCGACCACGTCAACGGCTCGGGCGGCGTGACGAGCGAGGCGAGCTACCACGTTCAGGGCGTGGTGGAAGCGCTCGACGCCCGGGGGAACCTCCACCTGTCCGTGCCGAGCGAGGTGCAGGATCTGACCACGGACGCTGGTGACGACACCATCACGGGATCGATGAGCATGCCGCTCACGATGCGACGCGAGCCGTCCGTGGCTGGCAATGGCAGCTCCCTTCGCGGCACCGTGCATCGCACCGCCGCGCTGGCTGACGGAACGACGGGCGAGAACCTGTTCTTCGACGTCACGTTGACTCCGGCGAGGACCAGCGCACAAGGAGTTCCGGTGTCGCTCACGCTGAGCAAAACGGATCAGCAGCTGCGCGACTCGGGTGACGTCATCTACACGCAGAGCCAGACGCCCGTACCTCACGCGGGGCCTGGGCCGTGCCGCTACTGCTGGCCCACGCGCGAGCGGCTCGGCATTGGCGGGCTGCCCTCGAGCTCGGCCTGGGCTCAGAGCAAGCTGCTGTTCCCGAACGAGGCAGTGCAATTCGCGCCGTCGGGGCGACTCGGTTTCTCTGGGCGCGTGGCTCGTGAGGTGCTCGCCGTGGCCGCGCTGGACGACACCGTGGTAGCGTTCACCGACCGCGCCGCGTACGGCATCCTGGGGGAGGGGCCAGACCACTCGGGACAGGGGGAGTTCCGCTCGGCGCGCCGGCTGCCCTGCGACGTCGGCGTCATCGACGCGGACGGCTGGCGGAGCATCGCGGTGTGGAAGGATGGCGCCTCGTTCCAAGCGGCCGCCGACAGGCTCGAGCTACTGAAGCGCGACGGCTCGAACGAGTGGATCGGCCAGGCCGTGCGCGACGAGCTCGACAGCTACCCGGTCGTGACGGCCGCGCTCTACTGCAAGGCACAGCACTGCGTCGCGTTCGCCTGCGTCGACCAGGAGCCCAGCCCGACCGATGGCGTCGTGCTCATCCTCGACCTGCGCTCGCGGCAGTGGTTCGTTGACCCGGTCGGCGTGGTGACCAGCATGACCGAGCTCGACGGGCGGATCGTGCTGCTCCAGTCCGGCGCCGTGCTGCAGCAGGACGCCGCCGCGGGCACCGGCTCGATGCCGACGCAGGTCATCGAGACGAAGAGCCTCGACTTCGGGAGCGGGCTCTCGTGGGGCGAGGTGCTCAAGATCGGGTTTCTTGGGCAATATCAGGGTGATTCGACGTGGGCGCTGGCCGTCACCTACGACGACGGCGCCAACTACACGACCATCATGACCGTGGCCGTGACGGCGGCGAACGGGTACTCGGCGGGCGATCCCATCGAGCTGACGAAGGCTCCACCGGAGCGAAAGTGCTCGCGAATCGGCTGGCGACTCACCATTACTGGCTCGACCGGCTCGGTCGGTGGTAGGGTCAGACAGGCAGTGCTGGACGTGTCGGCGCTGCCAGGTCTCAAGCGCATGGCGAGCAGGGACACGCATTGAAGCAAAAGGAGCGAATTATGATCAAGCAAGCACAAGACCCATCGATGTACGCACAACAGGGCACCAGTCTCGTGGCAGGGGGCCTGACCCTTGGCGCCAGTCGCGAGATGACCGCAGACGAGAAGGCGGAGGCCAACCGAAAGCACATGCGATGCGTCCGCGCGCAGTTCATTCACTCTCAGGCCGTCACGCTGTTCCAACGGGGATGCGACGACCCGCAGGACTGCTGGATTCGAGCGGTCAAGTTCTGGGAGTCGATGCCGGACGACGTTCGCGAAAACATCACACGGTTGTTGTACTAAGAGTATGGCGAGCAGGGGCACCAACTGATGGCGGTCAAGGTACTAAATCTCAACGTCGGTACCCGATACCAAGCGTCTGACGGGATGACGTACGTCGACCGCGCGGATGCGGAGGCGCACGAGGCGACCTTGACCCCTGAGGAAGCTGCGCCAAAGCCCCTTGGAGAGCGAGCGAAGGACCCGTCGAAGGCGGGCAGCGGCATCCAGCACGAGCAGCGCCCAATGGGAGCCGGTGGCGCAATGATCGACGTCTGGTACACGTCGGACGGGTCGATCTTCTACAGCGAGGCGGACGCAACCGCTCATGAGCACGGACAGGCTCAGAGCAGCGTGAGGGAGGCCATCGCACCGGAAGGAGGGGTTCCTCAGCGAGCGCCTCCGCCCGGATTCGATCCGGGAGCAGTGACCGGGCCTGCCGACCTCGCCCCTCCGCCCGCGCAGGCTCCGCCTCCGGAGCAGGTCGCGGGTCGCTACGGCGGCACTCCCGGGGTCGGACAGGCACCGACGCGAGCGCCAACCGGCATCGCGCCGGTCACGCGTCAGGTCAATCTGGCTCCGGCTGCGGCCGGCACCCCCGACCCGGGCATCGCAGGGCAACCCACTCCGACCTACGACAGCAAGGAACAGGATGCGTTGCGCGACTACCGCGATCGCGTCCTGAACCGTGGCGACAAGGTCATCGACTTCCTGATGGGACTCGAAGGCCCGCAACAGCTGACCCCCGAGGAGCGCATCGCGCTCGCCCAGCGCTTCCAGGAGCAGGCGCTGAGCCAGCAATTCGCCGTCGCTTCGAGCGCGCGAGGCGGAGCCGGGGCCGTGCAATCGGCGATGCTGGCGGCCAACCAGCAGACCCCGCAGCTCGCCGGGGCAGCGGCAGAGATGGCGCGCCAGGAAGCGCAGACGCAGTTCAATCAGCGCGTGCAGGCGTTCAATTCGCTCGTCGGCCAGGGAACGGCAGCGGGCGGCGTCGTGCAGGGACTGGCGGGCACGGCGGTCCAGGGGCAGGGCGTCGAGGCGACCATCTCTCGGGACGCGGCAGCGGCCGGGGCGACCATCGTCAGCCTGGCGCTGCAGCAATCGGGCATGCAGGCCGACATCGACTTCCGCCAGCAGGAACTGATCGGCCAGATGTTCCTCGACCTCGAGCGCCTGGGCCTCGATTATGCGCGGCTCGACGCGGATACGCAGCTCGCCTTGCTGGCCGACATGACGCAACGCTACGGCATTGACGTTGCGGCCCGCACGGCGATTGAGACGGCGGCGAAGCAGCAGGAAAAGGGCGTGTTTGACTGGATCGCCCTGGGCGCTTCTACGGTGAAGGGAGTGGCGTCCGTCGGGACGCTGTTCAAGTAGCATGCCTGACCCCAACGGACCCGCCTACCCGATCGCGGTGCGTCGCCCCAACGCGGGCGAGGCGCTGATCGAGATCGAGATGAGCGACGGCACGACAGACGTCGTTCCCGACCCGGACGGGAGCGTGGAGGCTGAAGCGCAACAGCTCGTATCGGCTGCTCGGTCCGGGCAGATCGCGCCGACCCCCACGCAGAGCGTCGAGACGCAGCCTGCCTATGGCGGAGCGGCGGAGGCTCCAGCGGCCGCGCCGCCTGCGGAGGTCACCCGCCCGCCGACCCCCGACCTGACCCAGCAGAGCGAGATGAGCCCGCCGGCGATGGCGGCCCAGGGCGAGATGACCGGGGTGCCCGGCACCGACGAGAGTCCGGCTGCGGCCAGCGTGGCAGCGCTCGGTATCGACCCGCAGGCCATGCGGCGACAGCCGGGCGGCGCTGGCGGAGGGACCCCAGCCGAGCAGTCCGTGGCCGCGGTGCTCGGAGAGAATGCCCCGGGCGGGCTCGTCAATTCGGGCTACCAGGCCCAGCGATCCGGTCCTTCCGCTGCCGACGCGGCTCGCGTGCGCGATCAGGCCACCCGAGCCCAGGGACTGCGCGAGCAGGGCATCGAGCAGGACGTCGCGGCGCGGCGCGCCGGGGTCGAGGCCGGTGCGGAAGAGGACAAGCGCGTCTTCATGGAGGCGTGGACCAAGGGCGTCGAGGCCATCGGCCAGGAAGGGGCGGCTCAGGCCGCGAAGTCTCGCACTCAGGCCAAGCTTCGCGAGGCCGAGGCGGTCATCCCGAAGAACCCGATGGAGGACGCGCCGGGCTGGTTCGTCGCGTTGTCGGTCATTGGTGGGCTCGCGAGCGGGCTGGCGTCAGGGGCGAGCGGCGGGCGCATCCCCGACGACTTCGCCTCATTCCTACAGGGCATCGTGCGCGACAGCGTGAAGCGCCAGGTGGACGAGCGGGACTTCACGGTCCGCCAGCTCGAGAAGCAGCTGGGCGACCAGGACGCGGCGATCTCAATGCTCAGCGCCCGGTCGAAAGAGGCGCTCGCCTCGCAGATCGGAGCGCGCAAGCGGTTCGCTCAGACCGAGATGGCGCTCGGCCAGCTCACCGCGCTGGAGAGCTCGCTCAAAGCCGAGGCGGCGAACGAGCGGGCCGGCGTCGAGATCAAGCTGATGGGCAACGAGGCCGAGAGCTTGGCGTTCGCTCAGCCGAAGCCGGTGAAGGGCGGCGCGCCGCTGAACGACGTGACAGCGGCGCTCAAGGCACTCGGCATCACCGTGAAAGACTGGCAGAAGGGGCTGGCCACGAAGGTGATGCCTGGCGAGGGCGGCGCGACCATCGCTCAGAGCGCCACGGCGGTGAAACAGATCGACTCCGACCAGCAGCTCGTGAAGGCTCTGGCCCAGGCCAACGGGGGGAACCTGGCCGGCAAGGGGGTGGTAAACATCCCCGGGTTTCTGGTTGCGACGGCTGCTCGACTCGGCATCAAGCAGGGCATGTCGCAGGACGAAGCGGGGCAACTGCTGAAGGAATACGTCACGACGCGCGCTCGCAGCTACGGTGGCCCCATCACAGAGTCTGACTTGTCGGCGGCAGCGGAGGAGATCGGAGGCACCACGGCTGGGCTCCAGCGCTTCATGGTCAGACTGCGAAAGAAGAGCGACGATGCGATTCGTGCTGGCCTGGTCCAGCAGTTCCCCGGCGCGAGCAACGAGGTTTTCGCAATCTTCAACCAGCAATTCGGCATCACCTCAGGCGTTGCGCCGCTGGCGGACGTGGAGCCCTTCGAGGTGGAGGGCGCGGAGCCAACGCCACTGAAGACTCCAGAGGAGGAAGCCGCCGCGGCCGACAAGCAGCACAAGACGATCCGGCGCAACATGGGCGGGGTGCGCAACTGATGGCTGAGCCGACCGAAAAAGTGGTGATGCGCGACCAGACGGGTCGCCTGTACCAGGTGGCTCCCGAGCGCGTGGCTCAGGTCCAGCGCGACCAGGGCTGGACGCTGGCCGGCAAGGCCGAGGTCGCCCAGCGCGTCGCGAAGCGCGAGCAGTACGGCAAATACGGCTCGGGCATGCAACAGCTCCAGGCGGCAGTGGAGACCGGCTTGCGCACCGCCACGTTCGGGGCGGCGCCCGGGTTCGGCGACGACGCGGACATCGCGGGGCGGCGCGAAGTGTTGCGTGAGCAGTCGCAGGTCACCTCAGCCGTGGCTCAGGGCCTCGGCGCAGTGCTCCCCGCCATTGCCACCGGTGGGATCGCCACCGCCGGCGCGGGAGCCGTCGGTCTCGGCGTTCGCGGGGTGGCTGCTGCCAGCATGCTGGCCGAGGGAGCCGTGGGCGGCGCGGCTGAAGCGCTTGAGGAGGCCGAGGGCGACTGGAGCAAGGTCAAGGCGTCCGACGTTCTTCTCTACGGCGTGGGCGGCGAGATCGTGGGGCGAGCGATCCCCGCCGTCCTGAAGAAGGCGGGACGCAAAGCGATGGGCCTGGGCGGAGGCCGAGCCACGCGGGGAGGGGAGCAGTTGCTCGCGAAGGCCGAGCGCAAAGCATCCGAGGCTGCCCCGGACGTGGCCGAAGGCGTCCCGCACGGCCCGGACCGCGATACGTTCCTCGTTGGCTCCGAGAAAGAGATCATCGACCGCAGCGCGAACAAGGTAGCCAAGGGCATGGATCAGCTGTCCAAGGACTTCGACGAGGTCATGGGAGTCGGAGTCAAGCCGGCCAAGCTGAAAAAGATCGTCGCCCCCACCAGCGAGGTTCAGCGGGAATGGGCCTCCGGCACGAGCCAGTCAATGCTCGACCTGCGCGCTCGCATCCGGCCCGATGCGAGTACATACAAGCCCGCTCGACGCGCGGTGCCCATAGACAGAGATGCTTATCTGGCGACCTTTCGGGAGGCGGCAGACGAGATCGCTGATGAACTGGATGACGAGATCATCGAATCTCTCGCCCAATCCGGCGTGGACGCAAAGGTTGGTTCGCCGTCTTGGCGCCGCGCCGAGCAAGAGGTGTTGCTGGCCAGGGTAAGCGGGCAAAAACGCGCCACCGTCCCTCGTATCGCTCCAGGCGAGGACGCCATCGACTACCGCAAGGTGCCCGGGCTCGGGCCCGTGGCGAAAGACCTGGATCGGCTCCTCGTCGAGCACTCGAAGCGGCTCGACGGAGCGGTCGAGGGCCACGAGTGGTTCACGGCTGCAGACTCGTTCAAGCGCGAGCTCGCGAAGCGTGAGAGCAAGCTCGTGAGCATCACGCGGGGCGCGACCCCGCCCCCCGAGGCCGAGGACTTGCTCGCCATGGTCCGCGGCATGCGCTCACAGGTCCGCAAAGACCTCGAGCGCACCGATCTTTGGGGCAAGGCCGGCGAGTACCAGGCCGGAGTGAATGCGGCCTTCCACGACGAGTGGATCCCGGGCTCCCAGGAGACCTCTCGCGCGCTGGCGCAGCGAATGGGCAAGGACTTCCACACTGGCCTGCCGAAATACCGACACAACCCGGCATCTGCGCGCTCGTACCTCCAGGCCGACGAGGTGGGGCGCGGCTTGACGCCCGAGCACCTCAAAAAGCAGCTCGCGGGAGCCGAATCGGCGGTCGCGACGCACCGAAAGTACAGCACGGCGTCCGAATCGCAGCTCAAGCGCATGGAGGTGACCGTGCGCGAGATTCGAGAGCAGATTGCGTTGGCCGACGAGGTCAAAGGGGCCAAAAAGCGCGCATTCGAGCGAGAGGGCATCGAGAAAGAGGCCGCACGCCGCGAGAAGGAGCGCGCTCGAGGCGCGAAGGCCCCATCGGCGGACGGTGCCTCCACATTCGCCGAGGAAGCAGCAGAATTTGCGGCGGAGACCGTGCTCGGGCCCATTCCGTACGCGGGGCGCATCTCCAGGCACCTGATCCGCAAATTCAAGAAGGGTCGCGCTGCCCGTGCGGCTCTAGCGGCCGAGGAAGCCGCCGCGTCGACGCCTGGCACTCGCGCGGCGAGGGGACTGTCACAGGACGACATTCGCAGAGCCGCCGACGATGCCTTTCGGGCGCCGGACAGCGCCTCGCTCGGGGCCAAGCCGGATGCGCAACCACGGAGCGCGGGTCAGCGCGGGTCAGCCGAGCTCGGGGCCCTGGGAGCCGCAACGGTCGCTGGCGGAGCTGCCCTCGCCGCCCCGGCAGTGGCAGAGGGTCTCTCCAAGGACGAACAGAAGGAGCTGCGCAAGGCTGCCAGGACCGCGACCGTGATCGAGAACCTGAGGCGCTCGCGGGACGCGGCCATCGGCATGGCAGCCCGAGGCGCAGTGCGCGGGAGCCGGCGACGCCAGGCGCTGGGCGTCGAGCGCATGGCGGAGCGCGAGGCCGGTGTTGACGTGGCGCTCACCGACCACGCGGCGTCACGGTTTCAGGGCGACTACCCCTCGCCCCGGGCTGCATTCGAGGCCCGCAAGCGCATCCTCGAGCAGCTACGGCAGGACCCCATGGCGCTCCACGAGGCCCTGGCGTCGTCGTTCGGGATGCTCCCTGACCTCGGGCCCGAGCTCTTCGGCGAGGTCGCGGGGCGCGTCCAGGTGGCCACGCAGTACCTGCAGAACAACCTCCCTGCGCAGCTCGCTATCTCGGTCGTGCGACCGAACGGCATCCCGCTGTCCCGTGCTACGATGCGCGACTTCATGCTGAAGTGGAACTCTGTGACCGACCCCTACTCCGTGCTCGAGGACGTGCGCGACGGCATCGCGAGCCCGACGCAGATTGCTGCGCTCCGAGCCACCGACCCGGACACCTACGAGCGGTTGAAGGTGCGCATGATCCAGGAGATCGCGGAGACTCCGGAGCAGATCCCGATCCAGCGCAAGGTGCGGTTCGATACGCTCTTCGGCGCCGATGGCACCGCGGGGCGCGCCTACTCGTGGAGCTTCGCTCGCTCGATGAAGGAAGCGGCGCAGGCGCGCAAGCAGAGCGCGGGGCCACCGCCTGGCATCGCGGGCAAGACGGGTTCCAAGCCGGCACAGGGCCTGCGGAACATCCAAAGCAGCGTGACCAATTCAGGATGAGGCACCTATGAGCGCACTGATCAAATACCTTCGAGCTGGCGCTGAAGTGAATGCCAACGGAGACTACTCCGACGGCGGCGACGGCGTGACCGACTTCTCTTGGGAGAACGATACCACGCAGGATGCGAAGATTCGCGAGCTGTTCGTCTACGTCGAGGATGCGCTGAACCCAATGGCGGACGAATACGGCAACCTGGGCTCAGCTCTGGCGAACGGAGTTGAGCTGATTCTGGTAGACGAAACCGGCGCGACCGTGCTCGACATCACAGACGGGCTCCCGATCAAGAGCAATGCGCAGTGGCGGGCGTTGTGTCAGGACGCTGGCTTGCAAAGCTTTGCGGCAGGGTCAAGCAACGAAGTGGTGTTCGCCCACCT